GCCTTTCTTTCGGTTCTCCCTTGTCTCCTGTTTCTCAATTTCTTCTCGTGTATACGTTGCAGTCGCTTTTCCAATCTCTCTTCCGTCCAGATTAACAGGTACATAGATGGTATATTTTCCATTGCTGCTGTACTGGTAGCTGTCGTCGTTCAGATCTTCATAGCCAGACCGGAGGCTCATTCCGATTTCCGGCGCAGGTGTAAGTTCCGGAACCTGTATCAATTCCATGGCGGCCTGCCTCGCCTCCTGCACATGATCCATAATGCCGTTGACCCAGCCGATACCGAAATAATTGCCGAGTTTATCTGTCACCCGTGATGGGCTGTGGATCTGTGCTCTCGCCCGGATCGCCGCCTCTGCAGCCGCCGCAAGCTGTGCCGCCACTGCTCTTACATGTCCAACCTGGCTTGCCATACCATTTGCAAGTCCCATTCCGATGTATGCGCCGCTGTTATAGGCACCGCCTGCCGATGATCGCATGGTAATTACAATCGAATTTGACATTGTTCCGGCCGTAGAGACCGCCTTTGACATTCCTGCTGAAACGCCATTGTTGAAATTATTTCCAACCGCTTTTCCAGAAGTTTTTGCCTTGCTTTCTCCCTGAGAAAACTGCTTAATTAATGCACTGATAGCGTTTTTTGCTTTGTTCCCCAATGCATCCAATCCGGAATTTACAACATTGACGCTCGATTTCATGCTCGTGAGCGATTTTTCTGCGCTCTTTGCATTTCCAGCAATTGACTTCATGCTGGAATTTACTGATTTCAGAGCAACTACCATAAGACCGGTTCCTGCGGCTCCGGCCACCATTGCCGCTGCAAATACACCAACTGTTACAGCTGCCGCGCCAGAAGATCCTGCCAAAATCACAAAAACCGCACTGGCCGCAGTACCTGATCCAAGTAATGCCGCCAATCCGGCTGCACTGACCTTTGCACCAGCCGCTACAAGTGGAAATGCTGCTCCCATAATTGTCAAACCTGCACCTGCCATCACAAGCGAAGCTCCAAGCACCGCTGCTCCGGCGGCCAATACAATTACTCCTGCGGCTGCAACCAGCGCAGTTACACCGACCAACGCAAGACCAACTCCGAGCGCGGTTGCGCCAATTCCTCCAACAGCAGCTCCGGTGCCAAAAACAATCATGCTTGCACCAAGCTGAGCAATAGCTACCGCTCCCTGGCTTCCATATTGTACGATCGAAGGAAGAACAGCAGACACAACCGCCAATGCCGCGCTGGCAATCAACGCACCTGCTGCCACCAAAACAATAGCGGCTCCAAATGCAATAAAGCCAACTGCTCCCACTGTCAATGCTGATCCAAGAGCAGCCGCTCCCACTGCCAGCAAAGCGATTGCCGCAACCATACCAACCATACATCCAATGGCCAGGGGACCGGCATTTGCAAGATTAATAGCCGCCAGGGATAACAATCCGATTCCAGCTGCCGCAATTAATACCGAGGCCCCAAACGCAACAAATCCAACTGCTCCGGCCGAAAGTGTTGGTGCTACATTTTTCGCTACCAACATCAAACCGGCAAGCGCTACGACCATTCCTGCCATACATCCAATGGCCAACGGACCAGCATTCGCCAACTGAATTGAAGAATACGCCAGCAGTGCCAAACCTGCGCTAATCATTAATACAGCCGCTCCCAATGCCAGAAGCGCCGGTGTCATCGCTGTTAATTTCTTCGACCCGCCAGACATAGACGAAAGCATCTTTGTCATACCAACTGCAAGTCCTACTACAACACCAATCAAACCACCAAAAACAGCGATTGCCCCTGGGCCAGCGTTGGTTACTGCAATTGCAGACTGCGCAAGCAAATAGAACCCAGCACTAATCGCCAGTACCCCGACACCCATCATCATAAAGGCCTTGGCGGATGCTACCATTTTCTTTGCACTGCCACCGCTTGATTTGCCAACCGCTTCCTGCCCTTTTGACACTTTAAATAAGCCAGGTGCAATTTTCCCAAGACCAGCCTTTGCCAGTCCTCCAACAGCTCCCGTAAATGCGCCAACAAACGGTGCTACAGCTTTAACAATTTTAAAGCCTTTGTACGCAATCAAAAGTTTCGGAAGTGTTACCACCAACTTTGCAATTACATCCGAATGTTTTTCCAAAAATCCCGAAACTGCTACAGTTCCATCTTTAACCTTTCCCAAAATGGTTGAGAAATTTTCAATACTTTCTGTGCTGCCAAAAGAACCTGAAAGTTTCTTGATATCTCCTATGATCGCCCCAGCCGCATCGCCCAGCGCTGTTCCTGCTTCCACTGCATCCGTTTTGAAAATATCCCAATATGGTTTTGCTTTCTCAACCATTGCTTCTATTTTATCGACAGCCTTTTCGATCCCTTTTCCGCTGGCAAGCTTCTCATCGATTTTTCCAACCGCCTCAGTTGCGATGCCAACCAAACCTCTCATTTTTCCGCCAACCTGGTTGAATGCGGTAATTCCAAGTCCTTCCATAGCAGACTGCAGTTTCACGACATCGTGCTGCAGATTATCCATTTTTATTTCTGCCATTTCTTTGGCTGCACCATCGCTGTTATAAATGGCGTTTGTTAACTTGTCAAAATCCTCTGGTGCCGCACTCACGATTGAAAGCAGACCTGACATACCCTCTTTTCCAGCTAATGTAGCAGCATATTTGGCCTTTAACGCTCCCTCTGCTCCATAAGCCTTTTCCGTTAAATCTGCTAATGCTTCATTATACTTCTTTTCTGTCAGCTCTCCATTGGCATACTTTTCGTCAAGTTTTGCAAGATTCTCTTGGAACTGATCCATTGGCATTTTACATTGTCCAAATGCACCTCGCAAATCCGTTACAATGTCCATCAGAGACTTCATAGAGCCATCACCATTCTGCAAGGATATGCCCAAATAATCCATTGCGTCACTGATATCATCTGTTGGCTTGGCAAGATTTGTCAGGATAGTTCGGAGGCTGCTACCAGCCATACTGCTTTTCAACCCTGACGACGCCATGAGTCCGAGGGCAATGGCTGTATCTTCTACGCTGTATCCTAACGATCCAGCTACGGGAGCCGCATATTTAAAAGATTCGCCCAGCATAGCAACGTTGGTGTTAGAATTTGCCGAAGCTGCTGCCAGAACATCAGCAAAATGTGAAGCGTTGGAGACTTCTTTTGTAAAACCATCTTTGATAATTTTGGTGGTGCCATCCGCCGATAAACCGAAAGCTGTCATAGCATCTGTTACGATGTCGGAAACGCCAGCCAAATCTTCTCCCGATGCAGCGGCCAGATCCATTACGCCTTCGATTCCATTTAACATATCCTCAGTTTTCCAGCCGGCCATTGCCATGTACTCCATCGCAGAAGCTGTCTCACTTGCGGTGTACTGTGTGGATTTTCCGAGCTGTTTCGCCTTTTCAGACAGCCGATCAAAGTCAGATCCTGTAGCCCCGGAAATAGCTGCTACAGATGACATAGCATTCTCAAAATTCGCACCAGCGCTTATTGCTCCTGTAGTCAGACTTTTTAATCCACTTCCGACTGCCGATACTGCCTTGGATCCGATCGCCGCCATAGCGCCGAATCCAATTCCACTTGTAAGCGTATTTTTCAGATTTTCAGCATAACTGCTGCATGATTTCATCATTGAGGAGAAGTTCTTATCTTCCGCGCATAAAACCGCCTTTACGCTATAAGATTCTGCCATCTGTTCACTCTCCTCTCTTTAACAATTTGGATATTCCGGCGAATCGTGGATCACCCTTCTTGCGCTTCTTTTCCTTCACATTTTTTAATTCTTTTTCATAGTCAAAGAAATTACGGAATCGCTTGTATACTGGCACTGTTTTCTTTCCGGATTTTTTTTGCGCTTGGGCCGCAAAATTCAGAAAGGCCTGCCGATGTGCCCTGTATTCGTCGTCTACTATTCGATATCTCAGCGCTTCCATCATAATTTCGTACTGTGCAATCGTCAGACGATCAACCTGCTCAAACGATGTGAATCCCAGATACCGGAAGCAGCTGATTGCAACTTCCCGGTATTGTTCTTCGAAACTCACCTCTTCATGGGCTACGCCACCTACTTCTTCGCTTTTTCTTCCTCGATCGTCTTCTCGAGATTCTGGACGCATTTCTTCGTAGCATTTGCATTCTTTAAGAAACCCATCGTATCTTCGAAGAGCTGATTGATATCGGTATCCGGATCATCAATATATTCATCCAGAATTTCTGTAGTTGCTCTCGGATTCTGCCCTTTATTCGCTACGAGTAACAGATCCTCAAGAGCCTCTACATCTCCGTCCATGATCCCTGCCACAGCGTATCTCAGGCCAATATTCTTCTTGGCATCTTTTACTCCGTCTACCGGCATGCTTACTTTCTTGTTCATTTCTCTCATGAATCCCATGCCAAAATTAAACTGATACACCTGTCCGTTGATTGTAAGTTCCATATCATTTTTCTCCTTTACTATTCAAACTGAGGACGATTTCTCGCCCTCAGTATTTTTACGCTCCTGTTTTTGTCGTATCTGTAAATACGTAAGCTGCTATTTCCTGCTGCGCGGTCGTTACGGTTACATCACCTTTCTGACCGGTTCCATTGACACCAAAGGTAAGAGACACCTCCACCATATCTTCGGCGTTTGAAGTCTTTTCTACCTCCGTCACATAGCCCTGGAAGTATTTTCCCTTAAATTTATTGCTTCCGCTGGATGCTGGATCATCCAGATTTGCTTCCCAGATCTCGACCAGTTCATCGTTGATCATGGCATCTTCAAGAGAGTCGATCAGTGTGTCGCCCTTGGCAAGAATACTGGTTGCCGTAATCTCAACCTCGGCTGCTCCCGGGGTACGGATCGTGCCATCCTTTGTCTCTGTGGTATCGGCATCTTTGCTTGTCGTTCTGCCGTTCTCTGTCGTAAACGCTAATGCTGTAGCTGCATTTTTAGCCGCATCTTTTTTAAGGCGGTACAGATAAACGATCTTTTTACCACGTACCGCATCTGCGAATAACTGTAAATCAATTGTTTTTCTCATGCTGTTCTCCTAACTAAATAAAAAAGTCACTTCCACGATACCGTGAAGAAGTGGCTGGTTGGTGGTTGTGTCCGGCAATATTCTCTGATTTAAGCTCTGCACGGACCAGGAAAAGTTGCCGGTATGTTCCAGATGTCTGCAAACCTGCTTGATCTGCAGAAGCATCTGTGAAACTGTGCCGCGCTGCCGCGGATTGTCGTGCCAAACGTGGATTGTCTGACTTACAGTGCCGAATACAGCCGTTTTGTTGGCCCGATCATTCAAGTCACTGTCCGCCAGATAGATAAACGGGTATGGCGTACCTTCCGGCGGTAAAAACGTGTCATACACACCGTCTGGATACTGTTTTTTTAATTCCAGAAGCAACGCACTGAATAATTCCTGCTGTGGGTCCATGATGTCACCTCGTAAGCTTTTTCAAATCGGATTTGAACTTCTCTTTCTGCGCTGTGTAGGAAGGACGCATATATGGCTGTGCACTCATGTACCGAGTTCCATACTCCACGTATGCCGCATATTCTGCTGTTGGCTCCACTTCAGCCGTAAGACCGCCATCTCGGATCTCAAGACCAATACTCCGTTTCAGTGTACCGGTATCCACTGGCGCTTTTCTCTGTGACGCCTCCTGCAAAGCTTTTCCGTTTTCCTTTACCACCCGCTTAATATCACTCATCTGCACGTTTTTCTTCAATTTGACCTGCAGTTTTTCCATTCCTTCCAGCTTGATTTTCGGCATCAGACCACCTCCGATAGTATGAATGTCTGTTTTACACGCAATTTCCGTGTATAGTCCACTTTATAGTTTGTGTTCCCGATCCGGATCCGATCAAACGGCTTCTGATAATGATTCTGGAGCTGCACTGTCACGCTGCCCTGACGGATCCCACCGTATACGATCTGCATGATTTCCGCCCGCGTATCCATCACAGATGCCATTTTCCGCACCTCTGTTACCTGATCGTCGGCATAGTTCCCAGTCGTTGGATCATACTCACCCGGCAGGACTCGCCGGAAGAAAATTGGCGTATCGTATCTCACAAAAACTTCACCTTTCCCTTCCTTGCCTCCCGCTGGCTGTCCAGATAAGACTGAATATCATCCATGTACCCGGCAAAATCATTTTCAGACCAGGAAAGGCTCTCGCCCTCAACACTGTGAGAGGAGAGCCCTTCTGATCCGATTCGGTTGAATCGAATGACTGAAACATCCAATATGATGTATTCCATTTCTTCCGGCGGCTCCAGACCGCCAAGAAGAAATTTCAACCGCTGTTTCGTGGCATTCAGAATCAGCTGTAGCTGCTGTTCTGTCTTTTTATCTGTGTCTTCCAGTCCAAGAAGCAGTTTCAGATCTTCGAGCATCGACTGCCTCCTACTTCTCTGGTTCTTTTACCAGTTCGATCACCGGGGTTCCACGCAGGTTTTTATCCGAAGCAAGCTCTTCCAGACGCTCTTTCGAGACCTTGATTCCCTCGCGTGGGAAAACATCACCCTCTCGGTACTCATGGTCATCGTCATGAAGATCCGTAAAGTATTCAATCACCCTGTACATAGGTTCCTCCTTCTCAGCTCTTCACAGCTACTGTTACATCGCCGGAACGGACTGCTTTATAATTCTGATCACACTCAACCAGCGTGATGTGATGGGTTGCTGTAGATGCGATTTCGGATTCTCCATCCCATTTGCTCCAGTTTTTCACGTCATCGCCGTATTTCACGGCAGTCGCGGATGCCGCATCTTTGTACTTCCAGCAGTTTTTCATAGACATCAGCTGCTCTTTTACGGAGATCTTTGTTTTTCCAGCTTCTGTTCCTGCTTCAGATGTTACATTCAGAGTTCCAAGTGTCTGCGTATCAGATCCGCCAACGGAAATGCAAGCAATTGCATCCAGATATTCGCAGAACAGACGCAGGCCCATGATAGCGAACATGTCAGAAATTGCTCTCTCGTAGGTGCCCTGCGCATGGAAGCCGATAAAATGAGTAGTCGGATCCGTTGTGTAGCTAAGGCCAGCCTTCACGAACTCAGAATCGCCCGGATCAACATAATATCCGACGATATTATTGAGCGGGGTAGCGATAACAACGTTTTCCGGGATTTCAGAGCTTACGAACACAACCTCTGCACCCAGGAATTTCTTCATGTACTCAAAGCCGAACGCCGTCTGCAGTGTAATGTCAGCAGCACCAACGTATTTATACACATCCAGTGTATTCACCCACACTGCTACGCCTGTAGCCGTTCTTTTCATTTTTTTAAATTTGTCTTTGACTTTTCCGATCGCCATAGCAACCGCCATCTGCCAAGTGCTTTCATGGCCAGTCAGAGAACCTGCTTTCAGCTGTGCGTACAGCTTATCCATGACAACGTTTTGCAGATCGGTTTTGAACTCTTCGTCGGTATCCTGTACTGCGGCATCATATCCCTTTTCCGCGATTGCCTCCAGGGTTACTCCCTTACGATACTTGCTGATTTTAATAGTATCAAACGGAATTTCTTCCACAGCGTACTGGGAATACGGGATCTCTTCGCCCTCTGCGACCTCACCGGACTGCAGATTTCCTGTCACCTTTTTTGTCTTTAAAACGGTGTTGTTATCTTTCTTGATCATTCGGATAATGCCCAGGACGTCAAGCAGCGCCTGAATGTTTTTACCGAAAGATGTTACGAAATCAATCTCGCGGGCTTTTACCTGGACCTGTTCCTGACCTGTCATGTTATCCGGTGCCGCAAATACCTGCAGCCCTAATTTTCCAATTCTATGCATGCTGTTTTCCTCCTACTGAAATAATGCAATATTTTCTGCAATCAGCCGCTGCCGTTCAATTGGGTTGCTGACTGCAAGAATCTGTTCTTTTGTCACAGCGCCTTTTCCGCCGGATCCGCCCTTTGGGGTATTTCCTTTCAGGGCATCTTTTACGGCAGCCTGTACTGCATCCTTGTACATCTTTGTGAAAGCTTCGACTGCCGTCTTGGTATCCTCAGCGCTTTCCGATACCAGATGTGCCAGAAGTTCATCCGGGATGTTGATTTCTTCATCTGCCAGCATCTTTCTGGCCGTCTTTGACATTTCCGAGAGCGAATTCTGCCGTTTCAGATCTGCCAGTTCCTTTTCCAACTTCCGGTTTTTATACTCCGCTTTCTCTTCCTTTGTCATCTTCGCCAGCTTTTCCGCCTCTGAAAGCTTATCATCAGTCAGTGCCTGCCACTTTTCCTGCGCTTTGGTCACTGCTGTATTTACCGCTTTCTGCACTCTGAGGTCGAACTCCGCGCGATTCTCTGCCTGCCCAAGAAAATCGTCAAATGACATCTCATTTCCGCCATTTCCAGAACCTGCTCCGGCTCCGTCCTCGTTTCCGTCTCCGGCTCCGCTGCCGTCTCCTTCGCCTTCTGCAAATAACTGCAGGTTCATCATTGGGATTCTCCAACGATAATGGTTGTTTTTGTACTTCATTATTTTTTTGTCCTTTCTGCCCCGTCCCGTTCTGTAATAGCCCCGTGCCGTTGCTCCGGAATCATAGTTTAACGACATTTCGGTCACATCAGTTACATGATCCGGACATGTTCCGGAAATTCATCGGTCATAAGACAGATGCCGACAAAAAAGGAATCCACCAGCGTTTTTGCTTTCTCTGATAGATTCCCATACTGTATATCGACCAATCCGGGCGATACTTCGTATTCTATTTCGTCCCTTGTCAGATCCTTGATCGAGCGGATCAGTGTCCGCACAAGGCTGGAAACACCTGCGCAGACGATGTCCTGCCCGTGCGGTGCGTACATTGCATGACCGGACACCTTAATTTCGTTTTTACGAACGCGCACCTCAATCATTCTCTGATCCTCTCTTTCTTAACAAATGGGCATAAAAATACCACCGGCCTCTCAACTGGTGGTTAATTATACAAATGGAACCATTTCTTTTACGTCTTTCAATGTCCTTTTTGCCTTTTCGATCAATGAATTCTCAAACAGATATGAAATACCTTTGGGCGTGATAATAGCATCCGGCAGATCGCCTAAAAGAACGCCATCTTTCGTATGATTAACAGCAATGCCTTTTACATATTCTTCCGTAATCAGGCTTAAAATGATATACTGCCAATAATTCTCAGGAATATTATAAGCCGATGCTGTAAGGTAACACGCTTCTGGTTTTTCACCCTTTTTCAAGCATTCATACAGATATTTCAGTACCTGGTATACAATCACGAAATAATCATTCTGAGCCATTTGTCCTGTCTCCTTATCATCAGTTGATAATTAACTGATTCTTGCAAGAATCACAGTAAAAAGTATTGGTTTTTTCACGGTCGCCAACAGGAATCATGATTCCTGTTTTACATTTTTTGCACAAAACTTTTTCGCCTTTCCTCAAGAGCTTTACTCTCTCATGCGGCGGAATATTCAGAGTATTCGTCATAAACAATCACTCCCATTTCAGATTCGGATATTTATCATTTATATGATTAATTATATCCTGGAGCACTTTCTCTGTCAATTCAATGTTTTGATGC